CCGACAGGTCTTATCTGTAAACCATAGTTGTTGTGTCACATTCTATCAACAACTCGGCTGGGATCAGTTCTTTGGACTTAACTGTTTTCAGCCTCAGACTTGGGTTCATGTAGCCCACATGGAAAGAGTGCTCAATGTGAATTTGAGCCTCCGGGGAAATTCCAAAGGATTGCGAGACTTGGGATCTAGCATCCTCGGAAATCTGTTGGTACTCTAGGGGTAGAAAAGTGGTGACTCGAGTTCCTATGAGTCTCTGATGTGGTGTTAGATGTTGGAGCGTGAACTCCTTGCGCCACTGATTGTCTTCGCCAACCTCGAATGCTTTGGTCACATAAACCTGTCCCTCATGCCTGCCAATGGCGCCTATGCTCTCAAGTACGTTGTAACAACATATTGATAGCACAGGGGCGTTTGGGTACATTAGGTAGGTTGAAACCAAATTGCCTACGAGTATTGCGCCGCACTGGTTTGATCCAGAGCGGTTGACTGTCCAGCACGCCCGTTGGAGGTGGCGCTGGGGGTCAACAATACAATGGGCAGTGCCGTCATTGCGGTAAGCTAATGCCGCATGACAGTACTCCTCATCAGATAGAATGCCAGTTGTTGTGCATTCCCACTTCATTCCGAACACTTTTGGGACGATGGAATTTGATACCAAAATAAAACGATCGACATCAGTCCTCGACAACCAGACCATTGAGTCGTCACCGTCGCACAAAAATTCAATTGTGACTCCGGCGATCTCTGCAACAGCACGAGTTATCAAGGTGTTTATAATGGAATTACCTCCTCCAGTGTTTCGGTCTCCCGACATCCGTGTTCCCACGGCTGTGTACTTCCAGGGACCCGCTTTTCCTTGGTTCACCAGCTGTTTATCCAGCATTTTTAATGGTAGACCACTCATGAGTCTCCACACGTCATGTTCCAACTTAAGGACATGCGTGTGTACATGAGCGTCGAACTTACTAAAGTCTCCCATTAGGCAAACCGCGTCAGGGATAGCGGCTCTCTTCTCCGCCCAGACTTCTGCGCGTCTAGGTAGCGTCATGCCCTTCGAGCACTCAGGCAGCATCGTTGGTCCCAGGCCGGGGCCTAGGGACAGTTCATGTTCGATGGGTTCCATGAACTTAGCAAGTTCAGCATTGGTACCAGGCGCGCGGTATTGAATCATCCGCGGCGCTTTGGCTTCTACAGTTTCGGGGTCATATTTGTCGCATTTGACAAAACCCTTGACTGCAAAATCCAGTGTACCGCGGACGGCTGTGTCGTTGATGGAACGAATCAGTCTATCGCGCTTG